AAATAGGATAAAGTTATGAAACTAATCTGCGAACAAGTAGAAGAAGTACGCTATATCACAGAAGAAAATGATAGCGGTACTAAAGATTATTTCATCGAAGGCATATTTATGCAAGCCGATGTTCAAAATCGTAACGGGCGTGTATATCCTGTTAATATACTACAACGCGAATCCGAACGCTATACTAAAGAAGCTGTAATGCAGAATCGTGCTTATGGCGAATTGGGTCATCCAGCTGGTCCTACAATAAATCTTGATCGAGTATCTCATATTATAAAAGAATTACGTCAAGATGGTTCAAATTTCATCGGTAAAGCCAAAATTATGGAAACTCCGATGGGTAATATTGTAAAGAATCTAATGAATGAAGGAGCATCCTTTGGCGTTTCAACTAGAGGAATGGGATCTCTTCTTGAAAATTCAGAAGGAATCATGGAAGTACAAGATGACTTTCATCTAGCAACTGCGGCAGACATAGTAGCAGATCCATCTGCGCCTGATGCTTTTGTTCGTGGTATCATGGAAGGTGTCGAATGGGTATGGGATAATGGGCTACTTAAAGCGCATAAGGTTGAAGAGATGAAAGAGTCTATTCGTAAGGCTCCATCACGGAGGCTTGAACAGACTAAGATGAGTGTGTTTGAATCATTTATAAATCAATTAAGTAAAAAATAAATTTTAATAAATATAGGTAAATGTAAAGGAGTTTCTAAAATGAATCTTGCAGAGACTATTAGAAATATGAATAAGCCACTACAGGAGGAAGTAGAAGAAGCTCCTGCTGCGCTTAATGAGGAAAATGAAGTTAAAGTTGAAGAGGAAGAAGAGATTGAACTTACTGCAGAAGAATTAGAAGCAGTAGTTGAATCTGATGATCTCGACGATCTCCAAGAACTACAAGTTGGAGGTGGAGCAACTGGTGCTTCTAAGGTAGCTTACCCAACTGATGGTAAAGCAAAAGTTTCAGGTAAAAGCAGCCATGAAGGTGCTGCTGGAGATCAGGCTGTAATTAATCCAGTTGATGGAGATACAGAAGAAACTGATTCAGAGAATAATACTAAACCAACGGGCGATATGTCAGCTAAAAATAAAGCCAGTGTGGCTATGAAGGGGTCAAGCATGAAAGAGCATCTTACTATAATGTTCGACGGCGAAGAGCTTTCTGAGGATTTCAAGGAAAAAGCCGGAACTATTTTCGAAGCCGCTATTAGTGAGCGCGTTTCTTCAATTACCGAAGAGCTTGAATCCCAGTTTAATGCTGCTCTTACTGAAGCAATTGAAGAGACAGAAGCTTCTGCTAAAGAGAGTATTGAAAAGCTTTCAAATCAGCTAGATGAATACCTTAATTATGTTACTGAGCAATGGATGGAAGAGAACCAGATTGCTGTTGAAGCTGGTCTTAAAACTAAGATCACTGAGCAGTTTATCGAAGGTCTACGCGAACTATTTGTAGATAATTATATGGATATTCCTGAAGATAAAGTTGATGTTGTTGAAGGAATGGCTAATAAAGTTGATGAGCTCGAGAATGAATTAAATGGTGCAGTAAGTGCAAATATTGAACTTTCAAATGAAATCAATGAAATGAAAGTCAATAGTATGATCGAAGACGCTTGTCAAAATCTTACTGAATCAGAAGCAGATAAACTAAAAGCTCTTGCTGAAGGTATTGAATATGATAGTGATGAATCTTTTACTAAAAAGCTCGATATTATTAAAGAAAATTATTTCTCAGATGAAACCGTTGAAGTAAAAACAAGCGGTCTTCTTGAGGAATCATTTGAAGGGGAAGAGGAATCTGCTCCAGTTGTAGGTCCTATGGCTCACTATGTGAGTGCCATTAGTCGAAACGTTAAAAAGAAATAAAGTTTAAACTTTTTATAAATAAATAAACAAGTTGAGAGACTGCTCACAAAGGAGATAAAAACATGAACTTAACTGAAGAAATTCTTAAAAAGTGGGGCCCAGTGCTAGAGCATCCAGATCTTCCCGGGATTGAAGATGCGCATCGCCGAGGTGTCACCGCTACCATTCTAGAGAATACTGAGAACGCCCTTCGCGAAGCTCAAGCTCAGATGGGTAACCAAAGCCTACTAGCTGAGGCTGCTCCAACCAATTCAACTGGAACTTCTGTTGATAACTTTGATCCAGTTCTAATTTCATTAGTTCGTCGTTCAATGCCCAACCTAATGGCATATGATGTATGTGGTGTACAACCAATGACTGGTCCTACTGGTCTTATTTTTGCAATGCGTGCACGTTATAATGCGCAAGACGGTGGTGAAGCTCTTTATCAGGAAGCAAATACTGCACACGCTGCTGATGCTGCTGATTCTGATGTAGGAGCGGCTGAGAATACTGGTAACAATCATGTTGGTACTACTCCATCTGCAAATACTAATGCATTAAATGATCTTTATAACTATAAAGCTGGTCTACCACTAGCAAATGCTGAAGCTCTAGGTACTGATTCCAATCCAGCTTTTGCTGAAATGGCATTCAGTGTTGAAAAGGTTACAGTAACTGCTCGTAGCCGTGCTCTAAAAGCAGAGTATTCAATGGAACTAGCTCAGGACCTCAAGGCTGTTCACGGTCTTGACGCTGAAACTGAGCTCAGCAATATCCTATCAACGGAAATTCTTGCTGAGATCAACCGTGAAGTTGTTCGTACAATTCAGGTTACTGCACTTCGCGGTGCAGCTGTTGGTACTACAGCTCAAGGCGTCTTTGATCTTGATACAGATTCAAATGGCCGCTGGTCAGTTGAGAAGTTCAAAGGTCTAATGTTCCAAGTTGAGCGCGAAGCTAATCAAATTGCTAAAGACACGCGTCGCGGCAAGGGTAATATTGTCATCTGTTCTTCTGACGTTGCGTCAGCTCTTCAGATGGCAGGTGTTCTTGATTACGCTCCTGCTCTAAATGGTAACAACCTAAACGTTGACGATACTGGTAATACTTTTGCTGGTGTTCTAAACGGTCGCTTCCGCGTCTATATTGATCCTTATGCTTCTGGCAACTATATGGTTGTTGGTTACAAAGGCTCCAATGCGTTTGATGCTGGCTTGTTCTACTGCCCATACGTTCCTCTCCAGATGGTTCGTGCAGTTGATCCAAACAGCTTTCAACCAAAAATTGGTTTCAAGACACGTTACGGTATGGTTGCTAACCCATTTGCTGAAAGCCAGCAATCAGATGGTGTTACTCCTCAAGAAGGTCTTGGTCGTCTTCTTCAAGATACGAATGCCTACTACCGTCGAGTTCTTGTTAACAATCTTATGTAATAAAAAGACTGCTTATAAGCAGCATTTAAAGGGGGGACTTCGGTCCCCCTTTTTTTATATAAATAAAATATATAGATTATATTTGGAAATATAAATGGCTGTTACAACTACTTTACCTGATAATCAGAATTTTTTATCTCCATTAGGATTTAGATTTTCTATTAAAAAAACTCCACATATAAATTGGTTTGTTCAATCTATAAATTTACCAGGATTAACTCTTCCAGCAGCAGTAATTGAAACACCATTTAAGCGTATTCCCTTAAGCGGTGAAAAAATGGAATTTGATCCTTTTACTATCCGATTTAAAGTGGATGAGGATATGAAAAATTATCTTGAAATATATCAATGGTTAATTGGAACCGCATTTCCTGATACTTTTGATCAATATTTTGGTAGATCTCCAACAGAAACCACAGCATCATCTTATACTAGTAATGATAATATTAAATCGGATGCAAATTTAATTATACTTAGTTCTAAGATGAATCCAATATTAGATGTCAAATTTATAGATGTAGCTCCTATTGAATTAGGAGAACTTAGATTCGATTCAACAGTATCAGATATAGATTATTTAGAGACCTCAGTTACTTTTTCATATAGATTTTTTACAATACAGGAATTATAATAGTTTACTTAATTTATTGATTTTAATATAATATATAATATGAAACTTGAAAACCTACAAGACCAATGGAAAAAGGATTGTGACATCGACCGTTCTGAACTTGGTGAAGAAAGTCTTAAAGTAGCACAGTTACATTCTTTTTATTATAAGCATTTTTCAGAAGAAAGACTACTTCTTCGTAAATTAGAAATAGATTATAAAAAATTATTAAAATTTAAATTTGAATATTATAATGGTCTTACTCCACCTGAAGTATTAAAGAAAATGAATTTGGAACCTTTTAGTCTTAAAGTACTTAAATCGGATTTAAATTATTATTTAGAAAGCGATGATCATATCGCCGAACTACAACTTAAAATTGACTATCAAAAAGAGAAAGTAACATTCTTAGATAGTATTATTAAACAATTAAATGGCAGATCTTGGGAAATTAAAAATGCCATTGAATGGAATAAATTTATTAATGGTATGTAATGGATTTAGTACGTATAGAAAAAGTAGATGAGCTATATGATCGAATATACTGTGAACCATGGCTCGCC